ATGGAACTTAGTGAATTTGCTGCTAATTATCCCGAATTATATGCAATGTTAGATGAAGACATCAAATATTATATTGCAGAAAATCATATGAACGGAGAGGAATCTCTTGGCGCTTGGGACAATATGGTTGATAATATTTTTAGTAATTATGAACAAGAGAATTATTTTGGTTATAATATGGAGGACGTTGAAACTCAACAAATATCATATTATGGACCTAGGAGTAGGGACTTTAGATTTCGCCGTCGTCGTTTTCGTGACTTTAATATAAGAGATATCATCAGGCTTTTATTTTTAAGACAATTGTTTGACAGAAGACGCCGTTATTAGATTATATAAAAGGTTATAATAAAAGAGCATCTTTCCGCTATATTTAGTTGTTTGAACACTATATACGGTAAGGTGTTCTTTGTATTTAACTTTGATTCTATCTCATCGCAAATTTATTTGTAAGATATTTATTATTATTAGATTGTTTAAAATATCTATAGTTGTTTAGAATACTAAATGTCATATAAATTTAGAGATTTTAAAGAAAAAAGTAATTAGCGTAAAAACATGAATAGTGTATCGGCAAAAGAAAGCTTCACCAAAAAATTCACAAAATTTTTGACATTTTCTTTCTGTATTCAATTACTGCTAAGTGAATATATACCAACCTGCTAATACTCTCTTTTTTAAATCTCTTTATATATATTTGGCGCACTTAAAGTTACTCAAAATCAAAAAAAGGAATCCCAGAGCTATCAAATTCTGGGATTCTTTTTTTATTTAAAAATGAAAGAGGATAGCTAAAATGATGGTATAATTGCAGCTACGGAAGTGCTTGCGTCATTCACTCCCGTAGTTTATTTATCATTTGATTTTGAGGTATCAAACAATGGTTAAGCTTCAGCTATTGAAAATTATCTAATTCTTATGTTCCTTCATTATGAAATCTAATGTAAATGAGTTACACAAGATTATTATATTCATTTTCTTTCATTCTGTGTATGAAAATAGAAGTTTACCGAGGCAAAAAACAAATCCCCGGCTCATCACCGGGGAAGTCTTTACTCATTATAATCTTTTACTTCAAAGCTGTATATCTTGTCAAAGGATAGATACTCTTTTCTAGTCAAGAATGGTTTTACATTGCTCTTTTTTGGAATGCGATAGTAGGATTTGCCAATTCCGTCTGATCGGTTGTCATACCATGTAAGGAATGATTCCAGTTCATCAATTGTTAAACTGTACTCCTTGATTGTTCCATTTGTCATGACAATTTCAAGGATAGCGGTATTGCCTTCGTAATCGGCGGGGTCTATCGTATCTGGAGGCACAATCTCTCCCTTGGCATCAATATCAAAGGCATCAACCCCCAAGCACCCATCACTATTACCAGTAATAACAACGCTATGCAATCCATAGGTTAAATCCAGTTTTTCAAAATTCAAAGTTCCTTCAACCAAAGCTCCTTTTTGTGAATATGAATACTCTTTACCATCAATAGCGATTTTGATATTTGCCGAATACGGTGTAGAATAAGCTGCTATCACCCTAATTTTTGAGCCTTTAAATTTGAATTTTATAGTATTATTTTCAGAACTTTTAGGGTATGTATTATGTGATGTTTTGTAAAAATATTGAGATAGGCCACTTGATAAAACCCAATTCTCACCACCGTATACAATATTTTTATTTGTATCATCTACACGCTGCCAGCCTTCTTCCGGAGCAGTAAGTATCTGGCCAACCGTAGCCGCCTCACTCACATTCGACATCCCCAGCATTGCCACTAGACAGAATCCTATTACACATATTACCCTTGTTAATTTCTTCATTTGTTTTCCCTCACAATCTTTGTTTTGTATAACAGATTCATTTTATTAAAGAAACGAAGATATTAACAGTCTTATAGTTTACAAACTGGTATGGTAAAATTAAAGGTTTAACTGTATTAGGTTATGTTTTTAAAAACCGAACTATATTAGACAGTTCGAATGTTTATTATTATTTTTGATAACTTTTTTCTTCATTTTTAAACAATTTTATAGTCACGCAAGTATAAAAACAACCAATCACTTCAAAAGAAATAATATCTTGGACGCCTTAATATTCAGCTTTTGGAGAAAGGCAGTTTTATATTTGTCTTTATTATAAGATCATAATCTCTATTTTGTAATTATGAATAATTCCTTTTTATAACATAAAAAAAGAACCATTTTTTATAGGTTCAACATGTTGTCTTATATTATTTGCATTAAAAAGCATTTTTTTTTAAAGAGATTTATTATAAACCATTTAAACAACTTGGATAATACACACTTGATTTCATTCATAAAACGCTCGAGGTCGCTCATTAATGTTCCATCTTTGATTGAATCTTTGATTGCTTCTCTGGCTAAGTCTTCCATGATTTTACGTGCCAAATCAAATAGCATTTCTACGATACCCATAGCATCCTCCTTATTTTCATAATACTATAATTATACTAGTATTTGGCCTTTTTGCAATGGTATTTATTGGAATGAACATAAGGAAGAAAAAAGGCTCCGGTTGGGAGCCTAATAAAATTCTTGACTATTTCTTTTATTGAGGTATAATAGATTGTAATTTGAAGTATAATAAAAGTACAAGGTGCATGAACTTGGTGGATTGCTTTCTACTGGAAAGAATGAAATCAAGGGATTACACCTTCTTTTATTTTTTGTATAATTTATAATCAAGAACTGCAACTAATTTTCGGAAGTCCGATTTGTTCATAGTTCGCATACTATCATCCTCATACCATGATATCAAAAACTCTTTTAAATCTTCTGCATCTATGTATTCTCTATTTGCCAAAATGTTTGATATTTGTTTTGGCAAATGACCTGGGAAGTAATCAATAATATCTTGTATTTTATCGAATTTTGGCACTCCTTTCGAATACTGCATATCATTTGTCGTCAGCTTTACTTTATTTAAATCATCTATGACTTTCCAGTCATCAGGTATCTTTTCTTTGCATTCTGTTTTCTCAAAATACTTATAAATTGGAAGATATGTGTTAGGAGCAACGCTTCTAATTAACTTAAAAGTTTTGCTGAATATTCTTTCATCTAGTAAATAAGGCCTGTTGTCAAACAAAATGTCTTCATCTATTTCATCTATTCCGTAATTGCTGAATCCGATGTCAGCTATCCTTTCCTTACTTCCAATATATATCCCTAATTTATCATCAGTTAAATTAGGATCATCTATATTGGATACTAATATATTTTGATTCGTATCCGTTGTGGAAATAAAATTACAAACCATATTTTGCATTTTCCTAATTATTCCTATAGGAAGTGAGCTTTTTATCGTAGAAAGTGCTCCATATAATTTTGCATAGTCTTTTAAGACGATTTCCTGCATAGTTATTGTCTTTCCATCAAATTCTAATTCCTTGTTTCTGATTAAATCCTCTTCATTTATTTCAGCCGGACTAATAAATATCAAGTTATTCTTTAGCTTCGTTAACTGCTTTGCATTAAGTCCAAACGCAATTTCCTTAAGTATTGATCTTATATTTAAATCCCCGATCCCATAACCTATAAAAATAACGGGATGTTCAACGAAGATTGTTAACAATTTAGAGGAAAGATATTTCAACTTATCTCTGAACTCCTTATAATCATCCTGTGTAATAGTAATTGAATCGGGATTAATTGCACTTCCATGTATTTTATATATTTCAAAAATATTGCTCATGTTTGATACTAATAAGTCTTGCTGTCCAATCAAAACACCAAAATCTTTAAAAATGCTTTCTATTAATAAGTCATAATTAGTTGTTATTATTCCAGCAACTTTATTCTGATTTTTTACTAATAATCCTAATTCTTTAGATTCTTCACGATTACTATCGATATCCGTGTTTTTAAACTTCTTTGCAATATAGTACTTAAAAAAATCATAGTCATTGTTTAATATATCTGCAATTTCATAATCAAAAAATAAATCTTCTAAAAATTCATTATCACTTAAACATCTGGTATTAAATGACTTTTGAATTTCTGTTGCGATTTGAGGATTTAAATAAAATTTTCTTTCCTCTTCGCTTTTCCCAGAATACTCAAAATTCAGCTCTTGAGCAACCCTTCTTACAAATTTTTTGTACGTTGCTCCGTCGCCACCATCATTTACAATTGCCCACACTTCAAATAATAAATCGTTCCACGATACAGAACTAGAATATCTCTTGGAAAACCCTGCGCCGATAAATAAATATGGAAGTTGCTCAAAATTAGCAAAAATTTTCTCTATCTCTTCTCTGTTATCCATAATACACCCCTCAAAAATGTTTTTTATCATTATATCATATTAAAACAACAAAAAAAGCCCCGAATTTCTCCGAGGCTCTAATTTACTGTAAATACCTTGCGTTGCAGTATCACTTACAGATATTTTTTATACATTTCTCATAAATAATTGAATCTTCATCTTTTGATTGATATAATATTTTTATTACATATGACAGGAGACAACTTATGGATAAAATAGCTGCTGCTAAAAGCGAACTTTATAGAATTGTAAACGACAAGAACAGAACGCGAATTGAGAAATATTGTGATGTAAAAAAAGAAATAGCACACCTAGAAAAAGTGGAACTAGATTTATTGGAAGAAGAATTAAATTATGACACAGCAGTATTCGAAGCCAATGATATTAACAAAATTATTCAAACATTCATGAATACGGTTACCCTTATTGTAGCTACTGCAGCACTTTATTATAATAATCACCCAATCACATATACAAAATATGTAAATATTTTTAGCTCAATTTATTTAATATGTTTTGTATTTTGGCTTATGGGGACACTAATATCTAATTATTTTAGAAAAGAACGGAACAAATCCAAAATGATTTTATTTGTGTATAAAATTGCTCGTAACGAACTACATTAAGCGAAAAAAATAATTATAAAAAAGCCCCGGATTTTTGTCCGAGGCTATATTTTTACTTATTAAACAATGCCTGTTCTGCTTTTCTTCTCCGTGTAAGTCCGCCCAGTTCTTTCCCATTCGCCTTATTGTATAATAAAATCTTTGCAGCAACCGTCTTTACATCCCTTGTCCCATTGCTAAGTAACACTCTTAGATTTCCTGCTCCTACGTTGTATGCAAAGCTTACTAATGCGTCAAACTGATTCTGATTAGGAACAAATCCTTTCTTTGCCTTTATTACGGCAGATTCAATAGATTTGAGGTCTTGCTTAAGCAATTCTTCCGCTTTTTCCTGTGTAATCTTCATTCCGGCTTTAATAGCTTTTCCACCGACTTTTCCGGTGTGTCCGTAACCGATTGTCCAAACTTTTGCCGGACAAAGATATGCTTCCAGTCTGCAACCCTCAAAGCTTTTGATCAGTTCTAATCCTGCTTGCCCTGTTTTCATATTATTCATCCTCTCTTTCCATTTTAGATTCCGTCTGCTTTTTTATGTTCTTAACCAGCGGCAATAAAAAAGGTGGCAACTCCACCCCAATGTCTGAAATATTCTCCAATATGCTTATGATCTCGTTGCAGATAATCCAAATAGCAACTACGGAAGCAACTACAAAATTGAAACCGATTGTTATGCCTGCGGTAGCACTTGCATATAAAAGAAGTTGGTCCACGATCGCACCCACGCACACCAAAAGCCACATGCAGACCTTTTTTATAATTCCGCGGATTCCTTTATAGCTGTTAATCTTCTCATCTCTGTATTTGCTTGCTGCAATACCTGTGATGTAATCAATAATGTTTACACCTATCATGAGTAGCACCGGTATGGCCAGTATACCAAGCCATGAAAATATTGCAGAAAAAATTGTGATAAATACTGTTTTGATTTTGTTCATACTCATTTCCTCTCTAATTCATAAAATAAAAGAGCCTTATAAAAAGGCCCTTAGGTTATATAGTTACTATTCATTTAATAAACTCGGATTTAACTAAGCATAGCACGTATCGCTTAAATCAATCAGTGCTTGTGCATCAGTATCTCTTAGCAAATTTAATGCTAACAGTTGTCCGACCTTTAACTGTGCTTCTTCCTTTGTGGAATACCATTTATTCTTGATTAAATTCTCCATAAATCCGTACATATTAAAACCCTCCATTCAGTTTTATTTGCATATCAATTATTGTCTTTTGTAAATCTAAAATTTGTTTCTGTTCTTCCGTCTGTGATGGTTCTGGTTTTGGAAAACTAGCTAATTCAATCTGTGTTTCTTTCTCTGTGGTTTCTAATATCTCACCATTCGCATACTTATATTTATAAGTCATATCCATATTGATTAAAGGTGGATTAATCACTCCTAGTAATTCAAATTGTCTACCACCTTGTTCATTGATACAAATATCAGTATCTAAGGGGGCTTCAAAAGCATCTGAAAACCCCTTGATGACTCTATTACTAGAATCAAGTCTTATATAGTGTTTATTATCCATGCTCATTCTCCTTTACAATTCTGCATCTAACTCAACATAAGGTCCTTGACCTACTTGTGCATAAGCTACTTGGTCTATGGTTGCATCTGTTCCACTAGCAACAATAGTTACAGAATCCTTTGAGTTATACACATTAGAGACAGTATACTCGACTGGACCTTGAGTGAAGCAAAGTGCATTATTCGATGCACATGTCATTGTTATAAGGTAGTGTTTTTTAATAGTAGGGGCAACTCTTTTTTCTCGGAACTTGTGTCGAATCCAATAGCTACCATTTGAAGACCTATCAAAGAACCCAATTTCGTATAGATTAAAACGCTCATAATACCTTTGACACTCTGCTAATTCTTCTGCATAACTTCTAGGGATATAAGATGTCGCATGATTGTTAAATTCACCTTTAACCCAATATATGTCTGTATTAGGTGCGTTACTAGGGAAACAGACCATCCAACTCAAGTAGGTTATGTTGCCTATGGATGGTACTTGAATTTGTACAATATAATCAGTGTTTGTCTGCTCTAAAGTAGTCGCTGGTAAAAATCCATACACGCCATCAACAACTGCATAGATACCTAGCCCACTAATATAATTCGTTGTGTTAGCTTTTAAATGTATGATTACCGTCTTGCCACGATAGTCTTCGAAATCCTTACTATCTATTGGTTGTGCAAGATTATGATAGTCTGTTCCAGAGGTTGATACTTTTATTCCATTTGCTAATTGCATCGCAGTCATAGAGCTATTAACACCATTTTCAAGTCTCCATCTATCAACACAGTATACCGCAGTACCTGTTATATTAGTGTAGTTTCCATTTCTCTGATTCACTTTAAAATTACTATTAGTTATTAAATTAGGTTTGTACCCGATACCATCAGATAATTCTAAGAGTTCTTCATTGTATGCCTTAGGGATAAAGGGCGTGGAATGGTCATTAATCTCCAACTTGACATTAGCAATATCAATTGTGAATGTGGAGTTGGTAGGAAGTGTGAAATCAATACACAACTCGTTATCCTCACCAAACACTTTGCCGGCAAAGGATTCTACAGTAAATGTCTGAGTGAACTGCTTCCATGTGGTATCAAGGGTTACTGATGGTAGGTACTTACCTATAGCAGAACTACCACCTGTTCCAAATACATATACAAAAGTGTTTGCTATTTGTCTTGTAGTGTCTGCTTTTGCCATAAAGGATAAGGTAACTGTTTTACCAGAAATTATTTTAAGTCTTTTCTTTAAGCGGTTGGTTAATAATCTATAATTAGTTCCGGTTCCTATAGCAGTACATTGGTACCTTAGAAAATTAAAATTCTTTTGTGAATCATATTGCTTTGATACTATGTTATTACTACCTGTTGCATCCCACCCGCAGGTCCAAGAATCTGCTATTAGCGCTTGGTTTGTGAAGGACGTTCCTCTACTCCACAGTTGAAAATCTCCATTATTTAATATGCTTGGTCTATAGTCATTTCCAATTGTTAGCTTATTGGTTTTTAAAGACTTAATAGATTTTAAAATCTTTCCAAATAATGTGGCGTGTGTTTCTCCACTTACAATATCTACATCTTCCGTGGCTTCGGTAAATGTAACGGTATTATCTTTGCTATCTCCATCCGCTTCCAACTTGTTACCTAAACCGTTATCTAACGCACTTTTAATTTCCTCTATCTTATTCGATGAATAGGTCTGATTCACACTTGGAGTAGTGTCATTAATGATTGTTGTAATTCCTGCAATTTGCTGTGTTTGATCTCGATACTGCTTTGCTTGATCGCAATAATACTTAGAATTATCTGTGTTCTCTCCTTCTCGGATTCCCGTATCTCCTATAGCATAAGATTTAGATTCCTGGGCTTGCTCTGCGGATAAACATGACATTTCAACTGCCTGTGCTGCACCTGCCTGTGCTTTCGCAACTTCGACTTTAATGTTTGCAAGGTATCCAGTCTCAAGCTTTTCTTCTGTTATACTTCCATCTTTTACAAAACAACTTACTTTTCCATCTGCAGCGATTGCGAATCCAACTGTATCTGTGTCTACAAATTCGTATTGTGTTACCAACTTAGAAATATCAACTTCCGTTGTTGTTCCGTCAGAATTTGTAAAAATCAGTTTATTTGTAGCAGTATCAATTCTTCCAGATACAGGTACCTTTTCAAGTGCGGTATCATACATATTTACTGTGCCATCTTTCAGTGTGACAGTGATAACTCCTGTACTTACATCCATCACCCATGACTGAACCATTTTTAAGGTAGAAGAAATGTCCATCTTCCGTGTATCAAGTTCGATTACACGATCATCCACACCTGATAGAGCAACATTTATTTTTTGCAACAAGGTAGCTCCAAGTGGTGTTTTGGATGAAGGCGCATTTTCCCATGTGAAAAGATTAAATAATTTACTCCATACTGACATTAAATCACTCCTTTCTGTTTTGGCATTTCCGTCATTACTCCGTTACCTCCTCATTAGATTCTTCTGCTTTTTTCTTTTCAATTTCTAGCAATTCTTTATTGACTATCTCGTTGCTTACAATTTCCAACTGTTGCAGTATCTCGCTTACGCACATTCTTTTTACTTCGATGGGAAGTTCTGAACTGTTAATTTGATTTACCAATGATTCCTTGAAAGTTCTTATTTGCAAATTCATAATTTCCTCCTACATCAATCCATACGATTTTAAAGCATTTATTACTTCGTTTATTTTTTGAGCGTTTGTAGTTGTTGTTGCACTTGACGGAACCGCTATTGGATAAACAGTTCGTTTACTACTTCCACCACTGCCGAAAAATCCGACATAGCAACTTGTGTTTCCAACTTTTACTGTGGAACTATTAACATCTAGCATATCAGAATATGTACCGTTTACTGTTAATCCAGCAAGGGCGGTTACTTTTTTGTAACATTTAAGTGTTTGTACCACTTCAACATAACCATCTAAATTAATTGTTAATGCCTTTATGTCAAGCGTTCCCGTCAATTTCTGTATTTTATCAGGCTCCACAGTAGCTATGCTTACAGTTCCAGTAAAAGTAGATGTTGCGTATCCTATTCGAGAATAGCTCGTTCCATTTGAAGTTATAAATCCACTTGATTTCATTGCGGAAGAAAGTTTGCCGTAATTCAACTTAATAATATCATCAGTCTCATTTGCTGTATTAATATCAATTGACCCACCAGTTATAGTTGCACTTGACGATGTTATTTCGCCACTAAATTTACCGTTTACTGCTTCAAATGTACCATCCAAATTAAATTTTGATTTTCCATTTACTGTAACAAGTCCCTCAACGCTTAAATTATCTGCTTTAATCTTAATACTAGAACCGTCTGACGGATTAGAGCCTAAAGCAACGCTTACAACTTTTCCGTTGGAATCAACTTTTAAAATAATTTGACCATTTGTTAATTCGAATTGTTCGCTTGTATTGGTTTCTAAATCCGATAAATTTACCGATATACCTTCTACTGATTTTCTTAGTTTTAACGTTCTTCCTTTTAATTGCTGCACCTGCGTACTAAGGCTTGAAGTTTCTAAACGTTTTTGATTTCCGGTTGCGGTGTATTCATCCTCTAAAGCTTGAATCCCTTTCAGTGTTCTAGTGAATACAAATGTTTCGATTGCGTCAGTTGGTGTAATTATTGTGAGAGCGTCCCCAACTTCAACATAAGGAAGCCCCATGCAAACAGTTGTATGTGGACGGTAAAATTTATTCTTAATTTGATCTAAGATGTTATTTGCAATTTCTTCTAAATCTGTTCTTCCATACAAGAGAAAGTTCTCTGTAATCGTATACTGGTTTCCATCTACACCAACTGTTACTCCCTCATCTCCATCCTCTTGCCGAATCTGCAATTTTGTAATTTGCTCGACAATATACTCTGCATATCGGGTAGTTTTATATCCTGTGGCCAAAAACTCGCTTGACTCAGATGGAAATAAGTCTTCCTGAGGATATAGCGTTTCGGATGGGTATAACCCCAATCCAGATAATTGAACTGTTTTGAACTTGTTCTCTCTTGTTATATGTCCAAAACCTGCATTTATTTCTGACAGCTTTCGTAAAACATCCCTACCAATTAAAGATGCTGGAGAAATTGTTTTTGAAAGCATTGCAGCGTCATTCACAAGTGTTTCGTTAGTAAATTCAATTCCAAGGTATGTAAGAAGCGATTCCCTCATAGCTTTTACGCTTAAAGGAAACACCAAACCGTTGTACCATGCCGACACATCAACATCCGTGCTTTTCATTGTGTCATATGCCACGATTTCGCGGAAATAGTTGTCATCTTGCAATAGTGCTGATTCTACCTTGTAAGTGCCTAAAGGCATTGTATAGCCACTCACATATTGCGTAAGAATAAACGTCTGACCGTTTACATCTAGTGTAATATTGGCAACTTTTATTTTGACTATAGCCCCTTCACACGAACCAAGTGTTAAATCATCCGTGGAACATAACCTTTCAGTCAGTTCAAAACTGTCCTGATCTATTCTGTCGTTCTCAATCATTAGATTTAAACTAGGAAAGAATAACTTAAGTTCCTTATGTACATTCTTGTTTACTAAGGGGATAAGGTCATTTTTGTATATGTCTTTCAGTTCTTGTGCTATATCTAACATTACTTATCACCCCCGTAAGCTATAAATTCTAATTCGATTGCTTGATAGATTGGCGAACCGTTTCTTTGTGTTTTGTGAACGTATTCAACCGTTGGTATGTAGAAGTCTGCTGTTTCATATTTGTTCGTTTCATCGTTCCAGTACTGCAATTCCTTTAATGTTTTAGGAATAAAGAATGCTTGAATGATTAGTTTTTGCCCATAAGTGAGACCATCAATAGTCTTAATCTTGAAACCGCTACGCTTGACAGGAAGTACAGTCCTTTTTAATGCTCCGTTGCCGTCTACATAACTATTCTTATCCGTTTCTTGGTTTGGGGTATTTGAATATCCACCAATGTCTAACAAATCATTGGGAAACGTTGTCCCATCAACTTTTACATAATATCCTTGAAATGCCATGCGTTCCCCTTTCTAATGTACAAAAGCTGCGTTTCCAGTTGCGTTGAAGTTCTCTTTTTCCGCTTCGACTACTGCATCAAATAAAACCTTGCCATTTGGTAACATGATTGTAACGTGCAACATTTTAGTTCCATCGCTTCCAACTTCTTCTCTAATTGCTTGCTTCATAGTGCTTAGAGGTGATACTATCTCTGGCTCTCGTTTGTTATCGCCTAAGATTGATAGGAATGAACCGTAATTTGCTGGCACCACAGTTCCGGTTGCCAACTGCGGAATATGTGTTGCTTTAATTGTATTTAATCCGCCAAATCCTAAATCGCCGATTCCAGTTTTTTCAGTGAACCAGTCAGGCACGTCAATACTAATAGCTTTTAATGCGTTAATTAATGTATTTACTCCACCAACAACACCATCAATCATAGCGTTTATCATATCTATAATTGCCTTGAAAGGTGTCTTTAAAAGCGTCACAAGCATTTTCCATGCTCCACCAAATATGTCTGCTATGCCTTCCCATGCTTTCTTCCAATCACCGCTGAATACTCCATTGATGAACTTTATAACACCCTTTAAAACTGTTACAAATCCAGTAATCAAATCGGACATTGTTTCAACCGTAGTCATTATAATATTTCCTACTGCTGAAAATACTACTGTAAACGTTGGTGCAAATTTCTGTATTGTCGGATAAATCAAAGTTTCCCATAGTGTCTTTACAAGACTTGCCAATTCTCTGAATAATTGTGATAAAGTTTTAAACATTGGTGCAAGTTTACCAGTAACCAGTTCGCTCCATCTGTCACCAAACGATTGAATCACTGGCTGAATGTATGTAATGTACAATGTCTGAAAAGTTTTGAATACTTCGTCAACTGTTGTTTTGATAAATCCTAGACCGTCTGACATATTAGAAAGTATATCTTCAAACGTTTGTCTTAGCGTCTCTTTTCCGTCAATAAACGGTTGTGTAAGTGCGGATAATAAGTCTAGTCCTATCGTTGATGCAAGTAGGGTTAACCCCATAAAGGCTGATGAAAAGACACCAATAAAATTAGCGGTCATTTGTTGTCCGGCATTTGTCCCCATTGCACCAAATATATAAGCTATTGATGTGGATAGTGTTCCTAAAATCGTAAATACATCCGCTTGAATATCGAACATTTGAATTAAGTAGCTTTTTATCTGCTGAGTGTTCTGTTTTAGGTATAAAGCAATTCCTCCAACTAAATTCTGTGCTATCGTTAAGCCAATACTCGCAAAAGAACCTGCGATCTTTCCTGCATTTAATACAAGTGAATCGAAATATTTTTTTGCTGAGTTTACAACAACCGGATCCGTAAAGATTTCCTTTAGTGATTTTCCTATGCTTCCTAAACTTGTTTTTATACTCTGGATTTTCGGCTCATAGTCTCCAAAGCCAATAGAAAAACCAGTTAAAAATAAGTCTGATATCTTCTTAAGTTCTGCGTACCATGCCTTTGTTAATGCATTCGCTTTCCCCATTGCATCATTTGTATTTTCTACAGGAGCTGTGCTGATTGCACCAGTTGATGTTGCAGCGCCTCCACCACTTCCACCTGAGCTACCAGAACCAGTTGAATCTTGCGTATTGTTTAATTTATCGAAACTCGATACCGAACCTTTGGCAGCCTTGCCAGCTTCTTTCGTTGCGTCTGCCACTCCACTTTCTGCTATTCCAGCGTTTGTCGCGCTATCTGCCATTGAATCGTAAGCACTTGTAGTAGCGGTTATTTGTTGCATCTGGATTCCGAACACATTCGACATGATGGAGCTGATCGTATTGGCAAAATTAATAAGCGTCGATACAAAGCTATTAAGGAACTTAAGAACTGGCGTTAAAAGCGTAATCAATTGACCGCCTATGATACCCATGAACTCTTTCCATCGTTCGCTCAATATTCTTGTTTGATTTGCCCAGGAATCTTGTGTCTTTTGAAAGTCACCAGCCGCCATGCTTGTTTGCTCTAAGAAGTATTTCTGCCGGACTAAAAGCTGATTGGCAGCGTCCATTTTTGTGTATAGCGTACCGTACCCTTTCGCAAGCGTGTAAGCGTCAAGGTTGGTTTGTGTCATAATGATACCGATAGCCTTTAGTGGTTCTGTTTCTCCACTATAAAGCGCTCTACCAATCGTATCTACTTCGCCTGCCGTCTTATTATAAAACGACATTACATCTGCTAACCTGCCAGTTAATTCAACGGCCATATCGGAACCAACGCCCATAGACTGACCGATTCCTTTACCCATAGCCATAAAGGTTGATGCCATAGACTTAGCGGTTAATTCAGAAATTCCGAACTTTTCAATTGCCGTGTCCGAAAAATCTTCTATCTTGTAGGACATTTCTCCGAACGCTGTGTCAACTACGTTCTGGACCTCGATTAAGTCAGAAGCTATGCTGACCGCTTGCTTTCCAAACGCTACAAGTGCGGTAATAGAAAAGGCTGCAATCATTGCTTTTCCTAAACTTCCCAACACGCTTTTCAATCCGTTTGATTGCGCCTTGATTGTATTCGTTCCTTTTGCAAATCCATTTGTATCTATTTTTGTATCAAAGTTAAGGCTTCCATCATATGCCAATTTCTCACCTCCTATTTTAAGAGATTTTTATAATATTCAAGCTCGGCTTGTTCTTCCTCGGACAACCTTACTTTTAAATCAATCATGGCTTTGTTTTCTCGGTAAAATTCCTGTTCGTGTTTTTCTAATTTCTTATGTGTACTTAGCTTTTTACGGATGTTTATTACGGTAGACAACATTCCTTCGCCTATCTCATTGAAATAGCCTAGAAACGACCACCAGTGAAGATATTCAAGCGTTCTAGTCTCGCACATAGCAACCTTATTAATTGTGGAAAAGATAAATTGCTCGTCTTGCTCCCAATCCATGACCTTTTTGGGTTGAGTTTTATCTTCTTGGTGTTCTGTGCCACCATCTAAGAACCATACGGCCTTTTCGATGGCTTCGTTATAATCCTCTTGCGGTATCTCTTCAAAGTTGCAATAAAGACACTCAAGCATTGCCATCGTTTTTTCATGTGTGTATTCATCCTCGATAAGCTCTGGATCATTCCACGCTACAAAAATTAAAAGAGCTGTTCGGAAATCACTCCAAATAGCTCTATCAGTTCCATTGATATTCAATTGTTTTGGCAACAAGCCAATCATTTTCTATACACCTGCGCTTTATATTTACCGATTTTTGCTTTGCTCAGTTCCACTTTCTTCTTGGTTTCTTTTTCAACCATAGCAATTATGCATTCGAGAAATGCTTCCCATAGAAACTTTCCATTTCCAACTAAGCTAATAGGACTCTGCTTTCCAAATGCAATGTCACATATTTCAGAGTTAAAAATACAGTCGATTGCTTCTTTGATTGCGGTATCGTATTTCTTTATCTTTTCTGCGGTTTCCTCTAATCCATCAAAAGGTGAACCGTCATTTTTAAGCTTTACTTCTTCTACTTCTTTCCCTGCATCTTCGATCTTGTTGTAGGCCTCTTGGATTCTTCCTACGATACCCATATCAGACGGATTAAATCGTATAACCCTGTTCTTGTCATTGTTGATCGTAAACTCTTTGTAACCATCATCGAAACTTAGATTTTGCATATCTCCATTTCCTCCTTTATTGGGTAGCGGCAGGAGGTACCGCCACCCATCAAATAAAAACTAATTAGCTAATTAATCTGCTGTAAATGTCTTAGTTGCAAGTGCGAATAACCCTTTTACTCGATTTCCTGTTCTGTGTATATTAAACGGAACCTGTAACCCTGTTTGATCTCCACCATAAGACGATACCTCGATAATAGCATCCTCTTTGTACGCCACGTATGAGCCAGCCGTTGTTGCATCTTCTTCCCAAAGATGAACATCGACCACGGATGTTTTTAAATCATCCAGTGTAAGTCTTTCTTCTGCGATTGAAAGCAAACGTTCAAATAGTGGTTCGCCCACTACTGCATAATAAGGCTCAACTGACGATTGTGGTTCGTAGCTATCAATAGCAATGGAGTTTTCTCCTAGAATATTCTTTTTCTTTTCTACGTTAGCGTTCATTTCAATGTTGAACTCTTCAAGATCAGTTCCCAGGCGCACATATGAAGCCGTTCCAGTTGTTGCAGAATCAATGTAATGCGCCATATACTTACGTTTAATCTTTCCTGTAATTGTTGCCATTTATAATACCTCACTTTCTAAGTGATACTGAGCATAAATCTGTAGTTGAGATGTTACCGGACCAGTTAAAGTCCCTTCCTGGTATCCGTATAGCATTCCGTTTGCACTGCTGAGCTTTGTCAACGTGCCGGATACAGTTTGCTCGTCTATTGTTACTTCAATGGATTGGTTCTTTGCGGCTCTTTCGAGCCAATATGCCAAGTCCAATAAAAAAGTGCTATTTGCTAATCTCTGATAGTCATTAAAGCCATCAAAATTCGCATATAGCACAAAATTATGTTGCCTATCTTGGTTTCCAAGGATATCCTCTTTCAAGAGCTGGTCCCCTGCTGGATATAAACCGCAATTACCAGAATCGGATTCAGTAAAATCCACGGCTACATCTTTATTAAGAGCAGATATCTTCGGAAATTCAGATAATGTTTGCTTTACTACCTCAATTATGTTCATACTGTTTTATTCGCAATATGCTGCGCTCCTTTCAATATCTTCTCTTTGTGATCCGCTTTCATTCGTTCAAACCAAAAAGGGCCTGCCATTGGATTAGCAGATGTTGTATATTCTAAATTCTTTTCTGTTAATACCTTGCTTTCACCTTTCCTTGCATATGCACTTCCTGTCACAGACGAAACCATTAATTTTCCGTAATAGTCGTATCTTGCATTAGGTGCATTCTGGACGATTTCGCCGGAGCCGATTTTTGTACCTTGCGTAGATGTCTTGATTAATGCACCAGATATCCTTGGAGTGTATTTATCCATTAACCTTATACTTTCTTGGTCAATGAACCTTTGCGTTCTCCCGTATGGTGCAATTCCTCGTTCTTTTATCAGTTGAGTATTATCCTTCATGGTTAATTTGAAATTCAATTAATCACCTACTTACATGATAGCTGATAATGTTGCATCGTTTTGCTTCCGTATAGCATACAGTCAGAAACTGTTACAGTATATACAGTGTGTGATTCCTTAAGAGTTTTCATTGATGTAGCAATGGTTGCCTGTGATGTATTGTCAAACTCATGCTGTACAATTCCTTTAACAACTAAATCCTTGCTTGTAGTAATATTTAACCCGTTTGGAACGCTCGTTAATGGAATGAAAATATGCAATGAATTTGCAGTAATTAATCCCGTTTTGCCAATGTTGCTTTCATAAACTTCTTGCCAGAACACCTCTTTTATTTCAGTCCGTGTGTATTTTCCGTCTTTTGAACACGAATAAAGCGTTATATCTGCATTTGTGTACACATCAACACCCCCTATACAAAAGAGGTGAATCATCTGGGTTATTTAGATACAGTTTAACTGTTTCTCTTACCTTTTTAGAGAATAAAGAATCTCTTTCAGCTTGGCTTACATATGATACTGAATATTCTCCTACTTTTTCAGATGTTACATTCTGGTTGCGCGATTCCATCTCACTCATATGTAAATAATCAGCGAGTTCACATATGCACATCTTTATTCCGTCTGTGATTATGGTTGATGTTGTAATATTTCCAAATGTTTCTTTGTTTAGAAGAAGTTCAGCTTTTCTTTCTTGCTTAATAAAATCATCCGATACCATAGAGCCTTTGAATGTATCTTTATAATACTCGTAATCTACATATGCCATATGCGCCTCCTTTGAAATGTAAGGGGTTCACCATAACTTGGAAACCCCTTACATTTCAGCTTACTTTTGATTATCCTTTAATGCCTCAAGTTCAGATTTTAAAGCTTCATTTTCAGTAGCTAACGCTTTATTCTCTTTCTTAAGAGACTTTACATCCTCTTTCTTGGCTTCGTTAATGACATTTCCTTGCTCGTCAATCTCGGAATAGCCTTGCTCTAAGTAGGATTGCAACTGCTCGTCACCAACCCTTAGTACTCTATTACCTTTTAATACTATTTTCATACTGTACCCCCTACGCTGTTATATTGAACTGGATTGCATTAACCTTTTTGTTTAAGATAAATACATCTTCGAAAGATTCTTCGAAGTATACATATTTACCTTCGGTTACTGCTGATGGAGAATCCAACTGTGCGAACTGATAAGATGTAGGTGTGATGATTGCTGATGGATGAACTAGGAACATATTGATTTGCTTCGCTCCAACTGCAGCTACCCAACCTGTCGTAAAATCATACAATGTTTTCATAAGCTCGGAAGGAACCGAGATAATCTGAACATTATCGATATCCGTCACGTTTCTGTTGTAGCTTGTACCTGCTGATTTAGGGTCTACAACTCTACTGATCTCTTTCGCTGTCTTAATCAACGTCTTAACAGAAGGTGTAACATAAAGTATGCGTCCATTTTCTGGTACTCTTTTGTCTGTCATATTTTGCATCAATGTATCGAACACTGATAGAATGTTGTCTACAGTTAATACGGTTGTGTCTGCTGTCTTGCTCTGTGCTACCCAATCAGTGTAAATCTTAGATACACAATAAGCATCCATTTCCGGGAACTTGCTTTCCTCATTGTATACCTTTGTGATATTTGCGATTGAAGTTACCTGGTTGGTCTGGTCAATGTCCATTGGATGAACTAGTGTGCTCCACTTTCGTTGATTGGATAGTGTTTTAGGCTCCCATGCATTGTTATAATTTCTTGCTGCAGTTCCGATCACATCTCTATCGCTATCTACACGGCCAGTGGTAGAAATAGAAGGAATTTCAATTGTTTTCGCACCAGTCCATCTATAGCGAGTATCGTTCTCCGCGTTATATAATGCACCGAAATTAAGCACATATGGATATGCCTGTGCTAGAGCTTGTGAATATTGTGTTGCGTAATTTAATGCTGGCATAATAAATCTCCTTTACTGTTGGTTTGTTGGTTTTGGTCTTACCCCTGTGAAATTAAACATTGGGACCGCTCCGCTTGGTGGAATAGGCGCTCCTGTTGGTAAGACTGGGATGTTAATAGGTTCGTTTGCACCAAATAAGAAATCATTCTCCTTTTGACACGCTTCGATTGCTGCTTTAATATCAGCTTCTTGATTCTTGCTTGACTTGATTGCTTCAATGTCTAATAAAGCCTTTACTGCTTTAGAGTTCTTTGCACCAGCGCCAGTTATTGCAGCTTCAATGGTAGAATTGAAATCGATATCAGATAACTTTGCTTGATATTCGCTTTCTTTTGCTTCAATATCTTTGGTTAGCTGTGTAATCTTTCCCTGCAAGTCTTTAACGTCTACACCCTCAAAATCTTTTAATGCTGTTTGCGCCGTTTCTAACTGCGCTTTGAAATTGTCACGGTCTAGTTCTGCTGCAGTTGTTTTCTTCTGCTCCTTTGCAATATCAATGCCGTTTTCTTTCATAATCGCTGTGATTTGGTCTTCTGTAAGACCCAATGCTTTTAAATCTTCTGTTTTCATATATCTTTCCTCCACTATTAAGTTATTTTAGGTGTGTAACTATCCACCAGTGTCCCACCTATTTAAGGTCTAAGCGCTGACCAATTTTTTCAACAAAAATAAGACGTTTAACCCAACGTCTCTACTAGGGAGATAAAAGGATCACCCCTTTCTAATCTACATACCATCTTTTACCGCACTTTATGCAATAGCGATAATGCCTCTTTTTATGTGGTCGTGATTTATCAGAACGTAATTCACTTGACATTTCATGACCGCAAAACAACTGTTTTACCAATCCCACTGTATTCACCTCCTACTTTTTTTGCATTACAAAAGCACCTACAAAAGTAAGGTGCTGAATTTTGAGTATAAAAATACCACCTACCAATTAGGCAGATGGTTTATTCTTCAACTACTTCAAACAATGTAACTGGGTACAAATAACCTTGAAGTTCCTCTTCTTCGTCATATCCTTCCTCATCAATGACCCTATATCGGTCATGCTCTTGAGCAAGACATTCGTATGTTTTTCCATTTATAAGCATTACCGGATCGCTTTCACCAATATATTTAACCTTCATCAAAATACCTCTTTACTTTCATTTTGATTCTTCCAGTTGGTTCAGATTCAAACCAGTGTAGTTCAACGTGTCGACTTTTATCGCTATCATCGACATATCCATCTCCCCTGACCTTTTTCCATTCGCTTGCAGGTACATTATACTGCTTTTCAAGGTGTTCAGCAACATTAATCTTTCGATTTGTTCCCTTCCCTGCAAATGTATAAACCTTGGTTATTTTGGTTCCTTCGGTAAGCTTTGTTATCCCTCCATCTGGTAGCTTCACGTCATAATTTTTTGCTGCAGCACCGACACTCCTATGAATATTAATATCTCTCTGCTTAATTACCACTGGTGTTTTTCCCGATATTAACCTACCTGCTCCATCCATTAAAACACGTTGCCTTTCTTGTGGCAAACCCATTTCTTTAGCAAACGAAGCATATTGGTTACTTATTGCTCTATACTTGCACTTTGCTTCAATTATACTTTCATCGTCTACGCCAGCATCATTTAGTAGCTTTATTTTTGCTCGTTGCGCCCTCATAGCAGCTTCCATATTGCGCATACGTTGTGATGCTTCATATGAAGTATACTCTTTACCGCCGAATGACTCCTTTTCATTCTCTTTTTTATTCATATTGGCAAGTTGTTCATCCGTATATGAACGTTCAGATATGCCAGGGATGAAAGGATAGTATGTATGCCTACAATTTGCACCGCCAAGACCGCTAACAGTTCCTAATCCACATATGCTTTCTAATTCGTCCTTTTTATACACCTTTCCTTGCCATACTTGGTGAGTAGGCCTTGCATCTGCGTGCCAAGATACCTCAAAATGTTCTGTATCTAACTCTTTTGCGTTATCCTCGTTAATCTTTCCTGTTACCTGCGTAACACCTGTCATAACCGCACGTCTTACGGCTACCTCAATTCGATTGTTCCATCCAGTAGCATAATCAACGGAACGCAATCCGCTATTTGTCATAGTGGATATTGTTCGCTTTACTACCGTGTTGTAATCAAAGGCACCAGATGAAATATCTACCATCGCTGAATCTAATGTTTTTTGGTAGAAGTCTGCAAGCTCTGTAAACTGAATCCTACCATTTATCTTTTCAGCGAATCCAAGAGACTGAGTGATATTCTTGAAATCATCAAGTGTTTGTTGCCTTACGGCTGAAATGTATTGCTGTAATACCTTGTTATTTTTGTACTTGATGAATTGCTTCCCTGTCTTGCTATAAAGTTCTTCTGACCTTGCATAACCAGAAGCAATTGCGTCTTCATATATCTTATTAATTTCTATTTGGCTTAAGTTAAGAGAATCTTTTAAGTACTTCTGTATTGTTTTCTTACTTTCTCCCAATTCGTGCAGCCGATTAATCTGCCAATCTGCCGACCTTGTGACTTCTCCATTTATCTTAATACGCCTAACCACATCTTGCATAATGCGCATTTCCAAATCAGCATATAATTGCTCAATTTCCTTTGGCATAAGCTCTAAATCGGATGGTGTGAACATTCAATCACCGCCTCTTTAGCTTATTATTAACGTGCGCTAGAATCTTGTTTAAAAGCTTGACTATTGGTAATAAAACTGTTTTCATGTATCGACCTCCTAAGGAATAACATCCGCTTGTTGTGGAATCATCTTTTTTGCCGTGGCTTCATCTTCATGGTACCATTTCATACGATATTCAACCAACGACATAGCCCCGATTGCAACGTCCGCTTTATCTTGTGCTCTCTCTGTTTCTTCATCTACAAGAATACTGTCTTTAAAATCGCAAATATACTCGTATCCAGTTGTTGAAAGTCCGTTGTAAAACGCTAACGCATCTACAAGATCACTTAAGCACTCTCTAAGATTGTCCTCAATAGCAGTAACCGTGTTATATTTTCGCTTCTTAGCTGCCATAACCTCTGTAGCCGTCTTTTCAATTACTGCAGGGTTTGAAATATCGCCAAATGACAATCCAACTGAGAACTCAATATTACGCTTGTAGTCTTCCATCCCATTTAATAGAGATTGCTCTCTAAACTCTGGTGAAAATACATCGAACAGTTCTTTTCCATTACCAGCTTGTATATCCAATCCTCTGTAAAGCCTTTTATTCAAGCTCGCAACATTGAATTTCTGCTCTTTTGTCATGCTTGTATTTGGCTTTATAGCTGTTATGTCAACATGTACTGCTCTTTCGCCGCTTTCAAATTCCCAATTAATGCGTCCGAACTGTGTATCAGCCTGTTTGATTAGCCATTTGGCAGAATCAAAGATTGATACTCCATTAAATGATCCATCGATTGTATTTTTGACTGGATTACGATAATAACCGAAATCAGGCTTTGTCATTAGTGGATAATTGATAGCTGGTGGTAATTTGCTCCATTCCTCAATCGTTTCGAGTGATACTTCTGTGCCTAAATCTGTGATACTTCGGCTGTGGTATGCCTTATTCGTGATTGTTAGACCGCTCTTATCTAAAGAATGATACTCAAAGCGAAAATAGTAGTTATCATCAGCTATGCGTTTTGTCGCGACAAATACAACCTTTGTCAATCTTCCTCTTGCATCAAATTCAACAGGGATAAAGTTTTCTTGCGTAACATATTCTACCTTTCCCTCGCCTAATGGTTTAATGATAAAGGCTCCTAGTGCTAAACCACTTTGTAAGTTTTCGTTTAAGTCCTTGATAGCTGATTGATATAATGCATCTAACTTGGCATTTGATACCTTCGAAGTCATTTCGTTTAGAGTAACATTTGCGAACTCTCTAACAATTCCCTGCTCTAACCTTAACGAATAGATAGAATCATTATCCACCCAAGGAGCTTCACCGCGATACATTGCTCCCCATTCCGCTATTTTATCCACCATCTTTTGAGTTATGGAGATATCATTGTTTATTACTTTCTGTATTGTTTTAACCGGAAACATTTTCTTGATAACCTCCTTTGCAAAAGCAACAATTCTTTCAAACATTATTATTGCCCCCTCTTCTTCCATATGCTCTCTGTAGCATATCTTACTGAATCTATAACATGATCGTCTCCATCTGGATAACCACTAATAACATTACCGTCCTTGTCTCTCTCGTATTCATAATCAAGGAACTCTTGTGCTGCAACAGGGCATCTTGAATTATCAATGACAATTTCTTTTAATGACTGTAGCCATTTATAAGAATACTCTCTTGATCCAGGTCCCTTTTCAGCACCTCTTGCAAGCAAACCATAAGAACGATAATCACCAACCGATTTATTTTCGGCAGAATCGCAAGTTATTAAATCATTTGGTGTTATTCCTAACTCAACCAGTTTCTTATATGTACTTTCGTTGCTTTGCTTATTACAAGTGTACTCTTGCCAAATATACAGTCTGTGTTGTGCTGGTTCGTATGCCGTTCTTGTAAATGCATAAAGGTCGGGATACCATCCCCAGTCAACTCCATTAAGAACTCTATCGAATCGTTTTATTTCCTCGTCCGTGATGGCTCTTATTTCGACATTATCAAATACATTTCCACCAGTACCATTAGCAACCCCCATATACTCGTTTTCATAAGCAGTAGGATTAACCTCTTTTAGATACTCCGCTTCATCAAGAAACGGTTTACCAAGCCATTGTTTTGGAACATCTAAGTAATTGCTAAATGTAACTAACATACCTTGCTTTGGTATCTTAATGTATTTATTCGCCCAGTTGTTTGCGCTCTTTGGTGGATTGAATGATTTAAATATATATGTCTTTTCTCCACCACGCACAACAGATTGCGTTACTGTTCTGACAGCTTCGGCTCCTTTGAACTGGTCTAACTCTTCAAACCACAGAATACCTATGTAACCATTCTCAACTTTCATTGAACTTGGTTTATCTATTCCGCTTAGCTTTTCTCTGTTTACCTTTATTCGTCTTATTGCTTCTTTTTTAAGTGCCGGTGCTTTGATACCTTTTGACTTCATCGGATCGTCATTGCCACGGAAGAATATCTTTTGCCCTGTGTTTTTCTTTGTAATCTCCATAGGGGAAACATTGCACTTATATTCATCCTCTAATCCTAAAGCTGATATCGCCCAACACATTTGAGCGTAAACAGAATCCCTTAATGTCTGTCCTACTTGCCTAAACACAGCAGCGTGCATATCAGGATTCTTTTCTAATAAATCAATTATTTCCAATGAAATGAATGAGGATTTTGTGGAACCTCTTCCACCGGGGAACACATATTCATTATAGAGCTGTTCTTCTATGTCATGAACAACCTTTATAAATGCCGGGGCAATCATTGTAGCTGGAATACCATTGTATCTTGCACCTATTGTTGATTCGTCTGGTTCAAGCTTCTTTTGTTCCAAGGCTAATTTAGCATTGTCAAATTCAATCTTGTGCCTATCCATTGGATTCATAAGAAAGAATCTTTCCAACCAATCAAGTGATTTTTGCTTATCTGCAAGTTTTATAGAAAAGCCATCTTTGCCTTGCTTTACCTCTTGGATTATCTGTGTGTCTACATTGGTTGATTCATTGGCTTTTACTGTATTCACTTCTTTTGTTATTGGCTTTTTGGTGTTCTTATCTATCATTGGTCCAAACATTGTCATAACTGGAACTTCTTCTCTGCCGAATGAAATGTAGTTACCAATGTCAGAAAATGCAATTCGCATATGTAACTCTATTAGATCATCAGCACTTGCTACTACCTGTTGTCTTTTTTTCTCATTAAGCCTTGCTACCTCTTTTTTTATTTCCACATTATCCCACAGTTCCCATGCATGTGATGATGCGTTTTCATAACTGCATTGATAAGCTTTTTGATAAGCCTGTGTTGCATTAAATATCTTACTGTAGTAAATACAAAAAAGCCTTTGCTCATGGGTAAGGTTTTCATTTAACATCGTTTCCCTTGTTCCATCATCAATAGGCTCTTGTTTATTATTCTTTTCGTTCTTTTTCTTTTCCGAACGCTCGCTTTTTTTATCCGAACGTTCGCTATCCCATCCATATGTACTTTTCCACCTTCTCACTGTACCATCCGGTACGCTTAGTTGACTTGCAATCTCAACTAACTTCATTCCAGACTTATATAGTTCATATGCTTGTTTTACTCTTTCATCCGGCGCCCTAGCCAATCTATCACCTCCCACACGTTGGTTTAGATAAAGAAAAAGGAACCCTTCAAGGTTCCAATGTACTTGTTTTCTATTATTAAATAAAATCGAGTCGTAACTCTATTTCAAGTAATTACGACTCGATTGCTCTTAAAGGAAAACATTGAGTAATATTATTTATAATTAAGAAGGGTGCGCTTACCCCTTAGCCATCACAAAATGATAACTTGTTGCAGGGATAAGTGCAGAAACAATTATTACCCTTGTGCTATTTGTGCTTCTGTCTTCTTAGCCAATTCCAGAACCATAGTGCTATACCATAATATATGATAAGACAAGGTAATGCTAAGAAAGCAAATAATATGTACAAAAATAACATATTGCCCTCCTTATTAAGTTGTATTTCAAATAATTTATTTGATTAACTCATTATATTATAATTTATTCATTTTAGCAAACATTATTTGTTGTTATTTACTAATTCCCAACATAGATTTTTGTGCATTATGTCTAATATTATTTGTATATAACAAGGAGCACCCTCGGAGGTGCTACTGCTCTATTAAAATGTACATTTGTTATTAAACTCACCCTTCTTGCGAACCTTGCGAACATACCTATTTTGACATTCACCTGTAATTTTACTCATAATCTCGTGGTCTGTTAATCCATCGTATTTACCACTGTCTTGCATTGTGTCAATATATAAATCAAGTAATATTGACGCACAATTTTCACATATAGCAATATATTGATTGTTACCGAGAGCCCACATTCCACCTTTTTTTATCTCTTTACCACAACTAGAACACATCGATATTTCTTCAACTACACCGTTCTGTTGTAGCACCTCATCATTCCTTATTTTACTTAACCAAGCCATGCAATAATCCCCCTTATAATTTTCCATTATTATACAACAATACGTATTTTTTTACAATAAAAGAGCCACCTAGATGTTCTCTAGCAGCTCTTTTTAGGGTAGTATAAATAATTATAAGGGTTCTCTCAAGTGGAGGTCGAACAATCGTCCAACTTCACATCTTAAATTATAACACAGTTTTTTATGCGTTTTATGCGTCTTTCAAGTAATCTATAATTTTTCTTGATACCCTGCTTTGATCTAAATGTATCAATCTTGCAATCTCCCTTTGCTTCTTCCCATCTATAAACCGGTATCGAAAAATTTGACGTATTTCAGAATCTGGTATTTTTTCGATAAACTCTTCCAGTCTGTTTAATTCTATATATAATTGGTTTATCTTCTCCTTATACATCATAATAAGCTTGTCCGCTTCGCACACCTGCAGCGGATCATACATTTGAACGGCAACGTGTGTTTCTATGTACGGGAAGCCAACCATTGATGATTTAACCTTTCCGCATACAACATCAATATCCTTTGTTTCCTGTCTTTCCTTTCTTTTCTCTAAATCAGCTATCTCTTTCCTAATTTTTCGATATTCTAACAGTTCTTTTTCTGTAATATCAATTCCTCCTTTACTTACATACTTGCATCTAATTTCGGACGATTTATTTTATCCTTACGCTCACATTCCTCTAGTAGAAGAATGGACAGCTTCATTGCAAATGGGCTATTATACTTTTTATAAAAATCTTTAGCTGACCTTGTTAGCTGATTCCAATACTCATCGCCATCTTGCGGAATCCAATATGTTTGACACATCTTCCAAAACTCATTGAACATATTCCACTCTTCGGAACCTTTCTCGAATTTAACTTCTGACATATATCCTCCTAATCAAACGGAGTTTCCTCCTCATCTACACTTACAAATCCATCAGACTTATCCCAACCGTATTGAAAATTCAAATCATCTTTTTCTCCATATATCCGTTTTGATTTTTCATCATAGCTTAATATGTAACCGGTCAGTTCTAGTTTTCCTATCAGTCGGTTCTTCGATACAATCAACCTTCTTTTAGACGGTTCCAGTTCATTATCCCTGTCATAACTGATAATTACACCTGCAAGGTTTGAAATATCTCCTGATCCCGATATCTCATCATTCGCATCGGTTGAATAGTTATTTTTTCTTTTATGTGCAACAAGGAATATTGCTACATCAAATCTAAGGGCTATTTTAGCCAGTTTCTTAACGAATCTACCTTGCCGGTCATATGTATTACTTCCTTCCTCTGCATCTAGGTCTATTGCTGTCATAAGGTTGTCAATCAATATAACCCTAGTACCATATTGCATTATGGAATCTTTTATCGTCTTTAAAAGGTCTTCCTGTTCATCATCATCAATTATGCTTGTATCATAGACGAAAACTTTCTCATGGTACCAGTTGCTTATCATTGTAGAGTTTGTATCAGAGATAATACGGCTCACAGATCCATCTGGCCTGCTACTCTCAATGATATGATTTTTCCCAGCTGTCTGAAAATCAAACCATGACTTGAATAGATATGTCGGAAGTTCACCACTGTATACAAAAGACCTATATCCCTGCTCCGTAGCATTTACTACTAATTCACTTGCTAATGTACTCTTACCATCGCCGCGCTTTCCTGCGATTATATGTACTTGACCAAATGGGAAACCTCCATGAAGGATTTTGTCAAGATCATACAAGCCAGTCTTTAGCTTTGGCAATTTATATATATCAACTTGTTTTACATCAGATAAGTCCTTTACTCTTCTAACCGGTAACGGCTGTGCATTTTCCACAGCATCAAGAATGGCTTTTTTACCATGAGTTCTTAAAATCTCATTTGCATCTTTGCAGCCCAAGTAATTACTTTCTTGTACTGCTTTGATTTTATTCGGAAACCGTCTTTTGAAATCATCAAGTAATGTCATATGATTTTTTTCAAAGTCTCCAAATACAACAATCTCTTCAAACTTTGAAACCCAATCCCAGCAATAAGGTACCCATGTGAATCCATTGCATCCGGTCGGAACTGATACCGCATTGTCAAGTCCTGCCTCCGCAACAGAAAGGCTGTCAATCTGGCCCTCTGTTACAATCAGCCTTTTAAACCCAACACACTGCTTCATTCCAAATAAAATCGGCTTACAGTCCTTTTCACACCATTCTTTACTTTCGTTTTTATCTGGATCATACTTTGTATTGCGGTATTTGACAAACTGCAGTTTACCGTTCTCGTCATAGAATGGGAAAACAAGCACATTCTCATGTTCCGTCTGGTTTGTTATTTCATATCGCTTTGCCGTACTTTCAGATATGCCGCGACTATTTAAGTACTCAATAGCTCTTGGCTTTGGAACAATTGGATTATCCGGAGTCTTAAGTCTTTTATATCTCTTCTTTGGGGAATAGTATTCATCAACCTCTGTCCCTAAGCTAAACCCAAAGTCTTTCGCAATCGTGACCATATTGCCTGTGACGCCACAGCTAGCTCTAAGACATTTAAACTGACCTGTTGATAAATTGATCGAGAACGTCCTTGTGTTCCCTTTTGTTGCTTTAGGTCTGCAATAAGGGCATGTCTTAAACATTAGTTCGTTCCCGCTTATCTTTGTTTCAATTCCTTGGTTCCTCGCAAAACTGTAAGCATCCTCTTCTCTAAACTCATAATTCATCTGATTCCCTCCTGTACATGTCGAGCGCACTTTCACAGGAATCTAAATACGCCATGACTACCGGGTTGTAATTATTCTCTATCATCGCCCTAGTAGCCTTTATATGTTGGTTTATTTCCACTATGCTATCAGGTACTTCTATCTCACCTTGAGTAGGATGAAATGTTTTCACCAATCATCACCAACCTCTTCTTCGCGTGATTCGATTACTTTACCGTATGCCAATAAGTGTACCGAGTAAGCAGTTCGAACATCTGAAATGGTAGGCGGAAATGGTTTTGATTTTATGTATTCAATTAACGCCACTTCCACCGTTTTAAAATCAAGATCATTTAAACATCTGTACCATGTATCAGCTAGGTCATTATCTACTTTTGGGAACTTCTCCCCATACGCCGATTTAATGATTTGCAGTATTTTTTTAAATTCTCCTTTACTCATCGCCCCATCCCTCCAAACCTGTTATTGTGGTTGAATCCTCTCCACTTACTCTGTCACTATAATTCCCATCAAGTACCTTAGGGAAATTATTTGGTCTTATAAGCCAGTCAAAAGTGGCTTGCCATCCAGTCTTATTTTCTCCGTTAAGGAATTTACTATTTTTAACATTACCAATGGCAGCAAGCACTTCTTCCAATCCATAATCAACAATACGTTTCTTAAGCCATTTGTATCGCTGGGTTCCTTCAACAATTTTAACAATATGATTAAGTCCAATATTATTCCATGCATCAATTACACGTTGCACATCAGTGCTACATATAGTATCTTTAGATACTATATAATTATCTTTTTCTATTTCTATTTCTATTTCTGAAATAGCGACGTCAGACGATAGTGTCGTATTACAGTCGTTTGATGTCAGACGATTATCAGTCGATTTTTCAATTAATTGCTTCTGCTTCATTCGTCTTTCTGCTTGGTATTTTCTATCTCTTTCCTTCTTTTTGTCATAAGAATCTAGAGTTTGATGCTTATTCCAGTTTGGGATTGTGATAACACCATCGATAATCTCAACCATTCCAAGTTGCTGAAATGTATTAAGAGCAAGTTTTACCATTGTAACATCCCTTCGAAATATGCTTGCCAGCATTTCGTCTGTATAGGCAATCATATTAGACATCATAAATACTCCATCATTATTCTGCTTCCCTGCTAGCACAAGTAATTTAAACCATACAACAATAATGCTATCTGCCGCCGGAAGTCCTTCGATCATCAATATCTTTTCATCATCGAAAACATCCGTTTTTATTTTGATCCATTTAACGTCTGACAACTAAGCAACCCCCGTCCCACATCTACTTTCTAAATCGCTCAAGTATTCCTCGAAAGGTTCATTTCTGCCACAATACACGCTATAATCACTAAGCAGACTAGACCAGTTGCATATGAAATGGCATAATTCTATATTATGATAATCCTCAAGAAACCTAACGACGCGTTTATTTCCTATCGGCTTGTCCTTCTCAAATTCTTTTAACATTTCCTGTGTATAGAAATAATCTTTCATTTGATACTTGTCTCCATCAAACTCCTTATCTACAGGGAAAACATGTATAAACTCTGCTGGTGTCATGTCCGAAATAGCATTTATAATGCCTTTCATGTCTTTGTAATCCTGTTCGATTTGATCGAGCGACTTAATAGACAGATTCTCTCTTTTTCTTCTAATAAAATACTTTACACCTGATAATATGTACTTAGAAGAATCATCCTTTCTTCTACTAGCAGGATTTATCGCTTTGCATCTTTCAAAATAGTTCCGAAACAGTTCAGCTTTATCCGTGTTTATTGGTACCTTTATGGAGCTAAGTTTTCCGCTCTCGTAATCTTGTTTGATGCTACGTTTCAAATATCTAAATTCGGAGAAATGCACTATACTAAACAAAATGTTATGATATCGCCTTTTAACTTCTTTAAATACAAATCGATACATACGAATAAAGAATTTTCTTGCCATAATTTCCTGTCTATAAATCTCGGCACACTCAATATCATCCTTGTTTCGGATTTTATCCTTTAAGGTTTTAACCGATGTATTTCTAATAACCCATAAAAAATTATTTATGGCAATCTTAGATTCGTGATCTAGATTACATAGCTCTATAAGTTCATTCATTTGATTTTCACTAATAAATTCACAAATTATATCTTTGCATTTTAAAATCCCTAATCTGCTTAATATAATTCCACCATTTACTAAATCAATATCTACACTTCTATCATCTATGCAAATCTCATGTAATATTCTTCGCTCACAAATATTGCTGTACTGTTCCATATCATAATGTTTCAAAATTTTTCTTAAGTAATACCATGTATCTGCTGCTCTTGTTCCATTTTTAATATGTGGTATAACTTCATTTACTGTTTTTTCATACATTTTTTCCATTATGCACCTATCCCTTCTTGAAGTTCATTCTCCTTTTTGTTAATTATGTAATTTCCAATGATCTATGCTAAATCTTGTAGCAACTTCATCATACACGTACTAGCTTCAATCAATAGATTAGATGCCTCACTTTGTAGTTCTATCACCTCTTCGGTTGTGAATGTATTGTACTGTGCCGTAAACCCCTTTGATAATTTAACTGTTGCGTAATCTACACTATCAACCATGTGTTGAAGTTCCATCTCTGCATCTGACATTTCAAAATAAATTTTATCTTGCATATTAAGCACCTATCCCTTCTTGAATCTCATTTTCTTTTTTACTAATTACGAAATTTGTTATGCCCTCGACAAGTCTAAATGTGTCATTGTCCAAATCACCTTTCCAAATTTCCACTTTCGTTTTCTCGAATCCAACTTTGATTTCCTCTACTGTCATTCCCAATAGCACATCTATTAGTTTCATTGCGTACTGCTCTATATTATTCATGAATCGTTTCCCCCGTTTTCCGCGCTTCCATACCACGCTTATAACCAAGTTTAAAAGCCAAACAAGCTCTCATAACACAGTCAGCTTCTAAACCCCCTATTTCTAACAAGTCTTTAGATGTAATATCTAAACGAGTAGGTATTTGTAATTTTTTAACTTCTTCGCTAATGCTCATGCTTCTTTTCTCCTTCCGGCATCATATTAACGGTGAACAATACACCTAAAATAAAAGCTACAAAATATAACATTTGCTTGTCCTTTCTGCCGGATGCGTGCTATAATCATCTTGAGAGAATGGTTATAGCTCCGGCTATGCTAGCCCTTTCCTTTGTTGGTCGCATTGGTAAGGGCATTTTTTTATTCTTTGTTAGATAGTGTTTCACATTGCTCTCCGTTGAAAAATTCTACTAGCTTTTCCAAATTTACGAGATACTTACACCCAGTTTTTACAAATACAATTTGCCTTGTAAGACACAGGTTACGAATATAGCTATAAGATACTCCTGTAAGTTCTGCTGCCTTACTAATTGTTATCATATGTGGGATTTTCGATGCTTCCATACTTTCACGCTCCTTCCTGCTGTTTAAGAGAAATATCAACTAATAAATCTTTATCTTGGTCAATTTTCTTTAAAGCCCTAGCTATTCCGCGCTTTACATAATCCTCCATGTAGGTTGGGATAGAAAACTCATTGTTTACTTCCTGCAGAATGATATCTACCCTCTTATCTGCCATAAATATCACCTCCTATTCCCATATTTTTTTCATTTCATTCACAAATGCAAGTATGTACTTCGCAAGCTTTATATTATTTATTGAACTAACAGCATTGATTAATTCAGTTCTTAAGGTTTCGTCCATAAATTTAATCTCCTTTCTTGTTGGTGTTTTTGAACTATAGCATATTGCAAAAAATTACGCAAATGCTTGAAAACACTGGATTTGTGCACTTTTTTTGGTAGGTAAATTTTAATTTACCAAAACTAAATTAATGGTTGAATACGGATAAATCAGTTATTACATGAGCCTGTACCGAATCACAAAATTTACTCGCTAATTAGTTAGGTAAATTTTCATTTAATCAACTAAGCAGTTTCCGAACGCATAAAAACGTTTATAAATTTTGTGAAATATTACAACTAAAAAAATAAAGCAAAACTTGTATCTTTTCACCCAATATAACGCAACTTTTAATTTCTTTCGATAATTGGAACAATTCCATCCATCTTTAAAGTCTCATAAATGAAATATCTTCCCTTCTGCGTCCAGTAAAGATGAGTGCTTGTTTGTGGATTTCCGTAGCTGTCTGTATAAGGATGCGTCTTTGACTGTGCATATCCCATTTCTGCATATTTAGCATACAAATACCACCTTGCATGCTTACCTGTTCCCTGTAGAAACTGAATATGCTTGTCTCTTAGATAAGTGTTTAACCATTTTGCAGACTTTCCATAATCTTTTGCAATTTCAGTTACTGATAATAAATCCGTGCACTGTAAAACAAGATCATAGTATGTAACCTTTGGTTGTTGCCTTTGGATAATTTCCTGCTGTTCATCGACCTGTGTAATGAGAAATTTATTTTTTTCTCGCTCTGCTTTAAGTGCTGTCGCAACTTCAATTAATAAATCCGGATTGTTTACCAGTTCATCTGTAGCATACATACCGTGCTTTCGAATGCTTGGAAGCACATCCATTGCAAGCCATTTTTGATATTTTAATGCCCTTTCATTCCCTGCCTTCATGCCAAGCATGTAATATAGAGATTCCGGTATAAAATCATCTTTCCCAACATCTTGGGAAAAACCAAATTCAACACAATACCCACTCAATGTCTCCCATCGGACATATTTTTTTCCGTTTTTTTCTTGTGTCCACCCAAAACCAATTGCAGTATCTTCCGCATTGATGGAAATACTTCCATCTTCATTTAAAATTGTTCGAACCTGTATTCCAAGTTCGTTATTACTAAATAATTTGATACGATTCATCAATTTCTCCTTTCTAAAATATGGCATATACCCTATGTCGTGTTTCACACTCACGCTACAATAAAATTCGATACATATTTAATGACAAGTGACAATTAATCAGCTAATGAGGCCTTCATTCTATTTTTTTAATAGTTTTGTTACACTAATTCCAGTAGTAATGCTGATCTTTTCAATTGAATCAAGTCTTGGACTAGATTTTTTCCACCCATTGATTGTTCCATTTCCCAATCCACATTTTTTTTCAAATGCAGATATAGATAAATTTTGTTTTTTGCAATATTCTTGAATATTGTCCTTTAATAAATCTTTTAACATTGACCCACTCCTTTTTAGGCTTTTCTATAAATAAATCTTGACTTTTCATAGAGAATACTCTAAAATGATATCAGCGTGATAATTTATTTTGAGTTAGCCCTCTATATTTAGTCTTTTACCTAAATTTCATTTTTAGTATATAGGGTTTACTCTAATTTGTCAATACTATATTTAGGCTTTTACCTAAATTATTTAGGAGGTACTCTATGAACAGCGTAGACCTGGTTAAGTCGCTTTGTAAATTTAGAAAAATACCAATTTCCAGATTAGAGAAAGATTTGAATTTTTCAAATGGTTATATAGGACAGCTAAAAAAAGGAACATTTCCAGATGACAGATTGAAACAAATTGCAGAATACTTGGGTGTAACCGTAAATTATTTATTAGGAAATACAGACTTGGTTATGTGTCCTATATGTGGCTTTGGAAATAATCCATTATCAGAGCATTCAGAATTAGAGCACTTAGAATTTCATCAAAAATTTTTAAATTTGAAACAAAAATATCCTTTTCTTATGAATTATTCGGATTCAAAAAAAAATCAGCTAATTGCTATTGAAGAGCTAAGAACACATCACAATCCAGAAAAAAGAGCTGATATTTTTATGAAATATTTTCAAGCTCTGTATTCTCAAGAATTACAAATGAATGGATATGAGGAGATATATGGAATGTCGTTTAATTCCCTTTGCGAAAGACAAATTGATAGAACCCTTGCACACTCTAACAGTTATGATGGTATAAATCCTGAAACCATAGACTGGTTAAATAAAAAATATAACATTAAATACAATTCTAATGTTGTAATGGAAAACTCGAAATACTATATTAATGATGATACAGCAAAGGCAGCACAAGAAATTTTTGAAAACAAAGAGCTTCGTGTACTATTTGATGCCGCAAGGGATGCATCGCCAGAAGATTTACACACTGTACACAGTATGCTCATGGCACTGAAAAGAAAAGAGCGAGGGGATTATGATGAGGGATGTTAATGTTGTTTTGGAAGATTTTCCAACAAAAACAGCAGAAACTGTTACAGAAAATGCAGATGGAACCTATACAATATTTATTAATTCAAGACTATCATATGAGCGGCAGCTTATTGCGTATGAGCATGCTATGAAACATATTGAAAAGGATGATTTCTTGAAATATGATGTACAAACAATAGAGTCACGAGTAAGGGAAAGCTGTAAAGAAGAATATAAACCTATTCCAGCTAAACAATATTTGGAAGAGTTAATGCGGTTGCAAAGGGAGCAAAAAGCATTAAAGAGACGAATCAAACAGGATGAGGAACGCATTCGCTTTTTAAAAGAAAACTATAACTTGTTTGATAGAGCTGTAAATTGCTATCTTTATGCAGGGGATTTGTAGGGGATAATCCAGCTGCGGCTGATTATTAATAAAAGTAAGGGATAAATATATAACTCGCCTTTTAAAAAAAACAGTATTTTTAAGAACATATGTTTACCAAAAGAAAATACTGTTGTATACTTAAGGGGAGATAAATAATGACAGATGATGAATTTAAATATCTTATGGGATTACCAAAACACATAAACGATGAATCTATACAATTACCAGAGGACAGAAATCTTGGAAAAACACTTACTGTTTTATCAGATAAAACAAAACATGTATTCTCTATAGATTCTGACCGCAGAAGTACAATTGAGATAAGCAAGAAAAAAATTCAAGAGCGATATATGAATGCTCCTGAACAAATGGTTAGACTGGAAATTGATTGTAAACCTCATGTAAATCCAGATGGAACTAAGTTATCAAGAAATCATATTCACATTTACACAGAAGAATATGGAATGTCATTAGCTTTTGAATTAGAAGGATTCGATAGCGATTTATTTAATAATATGGATAACTTTTCTTCTGTTTTTAAGGATTTTTGTAAATTCTGCAATATAAACCTTGATGGAATACCACTACAGGAAGTGCTTTAATATGGATGCAAATTTCAAAAAAAATTATATTGATTGGCTATACAACAATATTGAGCAGTACAAAGTAAGAGAAAATACTTATAGAATAACATTTCCATATCTCGATAGAAATAATGATTGTATTGAGATTTTTATTGTAATGAAAGAAAATGGATCCTATTTATTAACTGATGATGGAGAAACGCTCAATGAACTAGAGTTATCTGGATTTAACATCTTTTCCAGCGATAAAAGAAAAAATCTATTAACCAAAATAATAAATGCGCATGGTGCAATTTTATCTGAAAACAACGCAATTACTATAACTTGTGGGAAAGACGATATTCCATTAAAAAAACATATGCTATCACAATGCCTATTGAAAATTAGCGATTTATTTTATTTGTCAAAACCAACTGTTTTATCGTTATTCAATGAAGATGTGAAAGAATTTTTAGATATAAATAACGTTAGATATATGCCAGATATTTCGTTTGTAGGAAAAAGCGGATTAACTACAAATTATGATTTCGCAATTCCAAAGTCTCCAAATGCTCCTGAAAGAATAATTAAAGTTGCAAACAATTTGGACACATCACTTGCAGGGAACATAACATTCTTATGGAATGATACTAAGGAAGCTAGAAAAGAATCCTCCTCTTTGTATGTTTTTATACAGGATTCTGATAAAAAAATCAACAAATCAGCAATTACCGTACTTGATAATTATGGAATAAACCCAGTTATATGGTCTAAGCGTAATTCAGCTGCTGAACTATTAACAAAATAAAAACCGCCTTGGCTGGAACCAAGACGGATTTTATAGATACTATACAGAACAATGCCTATATAATATGCTTCTAAACAAACCATATTATACCACTTCGGCACCTGTTCTGGCAATAGGTGTATTTTTATACACTTTTTTAAGAAAGGAGATACTATGGCAAGCATAAGAAAACGAGGGAATGGTTACCAAGTCACAGTCAGCAATGGAAGAGACATAACAGGAAAGCAAATACTTGAAACAACTACATTTGTACCTGATCCAGATAAAACCGACAAGCAGAATCAAAAGGCTTTGAAAAGGTTCGCCATTGATTTTGAGGATAAAGTAAGGAATGGCCTATACTTAAGCGGCGAAAAAATGACCTACGAGGAATATATAAAACTATGGCTAAAAGACTACGCACATAAGCAGATGGAGCAAACTTCCATAGAACGCTGTGAAAGCTCTCTAAATAATATTATTCTTCCAGCTATCGGTCATATAAAGCTTTCAAAGTTGCAACCCTTGCATATCCAAAAGTTGTATGATGATCTAATGGAAAATGGCTATGTGATACATGGGAAGAAAAAAGCATATAGCACAAATACAATAAAACGAATTCATCAAATTATAAGTAGTAGCTTAAATACTGCTATTCACTGGCAATTAATTGAATCTAATCCGTGCAATCGTATTAAACCACCTAAAGTACAAAAAAATGTAGATGTAAAGCACTTCACATTAGAGCAGGCGCAAACATTCTTAGAGCAATTAGATAAACCCTATACAGTAGTTCACGGTGGACAGAATAAAAAAGACGGTTCCCCATCCGCAAAACACTATGATACAAAAGAAATACCGCTGCAGTACAAAGTATTTTTCCATATGGCGCTTTTTGGTGGTTTCCGAAGAGGTGAACTTATTGCGTTAACATGGGATGATATTGATTTTGAAACTAGTACAGTTTCTATTTCGAAATCATCTGCCAGAACTAAAAAAGGAATTATTACAAAAACACCTAAAACTTTTTCCTCTAACCGTTCAGTTAATCTGCCGGCCGATACAATAGAATTAATAAAGAAGTATAAAATAGAACAGCATAAATACCGGTTAAGCATTGGTAGTTACTGGGAAGGGGACAATTATGTATTCATCCAAGATAATGGTAAGCAATTGGATATTTCCACACCAAACCATGTATTTAAAAAAATCATCAACCGATATAACCAAAGTGCAAAAGATAAGGACAAACTCCCAGACATTACCCTTCATGGATTAAGACATACTTCGGCAACTCTTCTAATCGCACAAAATATTGATGTCCGTACCGTTTCTGGCCGCTTAGGACATTCTGAATGCTCTACAACGATGGATATATACGCACACGCTTTACAGAAACAAGATGAAAAAGCATCTGAATCGCTTGCCTCATTATTTAAGAAAAAAGCATAA